GTTCGCATCTCTCTCGATCTGGAATAGAAGTCCTTTGAACTTCTCAACTGACCATCTACCGTTGGAGTCAACGTCTAGGTCAAATGTACCAGCGTTTGCTACGTTTTGTACAGCACCTTGCTCTGCAACCTTGTAGATAGTTCTGATAACTTCACGGTTAATTTCCGCAAGGATCTCAGTACTAAGGATGTTAGCAAGTTCTGCCTCTGCATTCAAGCCATGAATTGCTTTCAAGTCTTGAGCGAGTTCTAGTGAGTACTCTGCCTTGAGGGCTCTTGATTTCGCTGTAACAGTGACTTTCTCGATTGAGAATGCCATCTGGTTGAAGGCATTTGTAGTTGTGCCATCAAGTTTTTCAGCGTCATCTGTACGCATACCCTGACCAACGTTGTAGCCAGTAGATGCAGCAGAACCAGTTGGGTTCAATACAGCAGGGTTAGTTGCACTAGCACCAGTTGTACCCATACCAGCCTTGGTATCGGTCATTCCGTTGGTAGCATCGAAGCCGTAATCCTGTCCTGAATATGCAGAATCTGCTTCGTTATAGAATGCTTCGGTTCCATCCATGCCATTTGGTCCTGGACCAACATAGCGTGAACGCATTGCGAAGATAAGTCCAGTAGGACCACTCATTGGTTGAACACCAGCAAGATCGTATGCAACCAAGTTTGGCATTGCACGACGGATCAAGCTGATCAATACAGGATCGAATCCTGCAGTTGGGCCTGAATCAAACCCTTGAGCACTACCACCAAAACCAGCACTTGAACCAGAATTGGTATTACTGTTTGGTTGTTCTGCAAGGAATGACCCTGACTGAGCAAAATCTGTTTGCTCTCTTAAAAATTTCTCTTGGTTTTCGAGCAGGACTGCGGTAACTGCTTTACGATGGTTGTCTTGTATTGGATCAAGACCCTCATAGTCTAGAAGCGGCTTCCACTTTTCCTGCAACTGTTCTGATTGGAACATTTGCTTTTTAAAAAGGTAAGTTTACGTTTGAATTAATATTGAATTCAGTTACTTAAACTGAGATAATGTTTTAAGATATGCACCCATAGAACCACTAATTGATTCTGGTGAGTTATCTACACCTTCTGAAAGGTTCTCAGCTTTAGTTGTTGGTGCTGCGTTAGGGAAATAAGATTCCTTAAGAGTTACCAACTTTTCACGATAAGATTCTTCACTCTCAAACTCTACACTTTCGGAAAGTGAAGCGAGCTTCTCCTTCTGAGTGGCTGCAAGCCCATCAGAAACTGATTCGAGGATTCCATCTGCAACTGACTCTGCGAGTCTGCTGTTTAGGGAAACGTTCTTCTCAATTTGCTCGTTGAGTTTTGTTTCCATTTCATCTAGTTTTTCTACCATGCTCTCAAGCACATCATATTTTTCTTCAGGGATTGTTACATAATGTTCTTCAAAAAGACTCTTCATTCCACTTAGGAATGACTCTGACATTTCGGATTTGAGACCTTGCTCAACTGCAAGTTGATTCTCAGTGAACCATTCGTCAGCAACATACTCAAGATAAGAGTCAACACGTTCGTTAAGTTCTGCTTTGACTCCTTCTGTTTCCTCAGCTAATTTTTCTGAGTACTCTGTTTCAAGAGATTCTTTGATTGCTGCAACTCTAGAAGTAATTGCTGCTTCAAAGATTGTTTTTGCTTTCTCTTGGAATTCTTCAGAGAGTTCCTCACCAGCAAGTAGAGCATTAACATCTTCTTCGATGTCAAACTCTGCTATGGTTTCGGTCTCCTCTACAACTTCCTCATCAGTAGTTTCTTCTTCAGCAACTACTTCAGAAGTCTCTTCTTCAGCAACTACTTCATCAGTAGTTACCTCTTCTTCTTCAATTACAGATTCGTCAGATACTACTTCTTCGTTAGCACCTGGCTTTTCGTCTTTGGGAAGACTTCCTGATTTTGCACCTTTGTTTACTACATCCTTAACTTGCTTAAGTGATGTACCAGGTGTTTTTAACTTTGCCGAGTTATCGTCGGGTTTGTAGTTATCTGGGGTAGGCCCTCCAAGATCCTCAACACTAGCACTAGTACCACCAGTTGTGAGTTTGGGCATTGCATCCCCTGCCTTAGCGTTAGCGTTAACAGCAGTCTTGGATTGTTGAGTGCCTACTTCCATTTCTTGTAAATCTCCACGAGACATTTGAACAGCTCCGATTTTTCTGTAATTAAAATCTATATTTATTTAGAAGTTTAAGAATTTACAATGATTTTATGAAATCATTGAATAATCCTAGTTTATGCTCATCGAGACGTTTTTGGTCTACTAGAGTATTGATTGTTCTTCTGGTTTTATCTGCGAACTTCTCACGCAAAACTCCACCATCCCATACCCATTCCTTACCTTCCATGATGCCTTGAACAAAAGCATCAGGTGCAGATGGATCAGCAACAATGTCAGCAGCAGTTGCTAACATAAAGTCTTCACCAACTTCCATGAATCCTTCTTTGTTCTGTGCAATTGAACCAATTCCACGAGAAGAAACTCCTAGAGTAACACCTTCTTTCAAAAGTGACTCTGCGATTTTACCCATTGGTGTAGATAAAATCTGTGCCTTGCCTATAAAGTTGTTACCTTTTTGTTCCAAGGAAACAATTTTATGGGAAACTCTGTCGAGGTTCACGGTTGGACCTTCGGGATGACCTAACTCACCCAAAGCACGACCTTTTTTGATATACGCTTCAGTATATCTTGCAACCTCTTTCTGCATAACAGGAAGACGATACATTCTCTGATTACGATTTACCGTTTCAGTCTGAAGGAAAGGCCCTTTAATATAAAGAGTCTTCTTACCACCTCTACTTTCGGTGATAACTTCTACAGCTTCAATTTCTTCTCTAATCAGTTTCATTATGCATCCCCTGAAGTTTGAACTTGTTGATACCAAAGTGCTCCAGTGCCATCTGCTCCATAGGAACTTACGGCAATAGATTTATGTGCTACTGCATAACTGTTTTGAGTATAAGCAGTAGAAATTCCACTACTATTTACATCACGCAGATGCAATTTAGCCTCACTATACCCATTAGGAACATAATCCTCATTAATTCCTGTAATTTCTTTGTGACTAAGATTCCAATTAGAATCATTAGCACCTGTTATAGTAATAAAATCATTTAGATTAAATGGATTTTGTTGACCTTGAGGCAAGGTGATAATAGTTGTAGTTCCAGAAGATTCAATATTTTGAATCTGATTCATACGAACATCTAATGCTATAACTTCAGGTTGTGAAGTAGTAACAACATAGTCAGTTGCAGCTGCAGTTGCAGTTCCTGTGCTTATTGCTACATGAGCAGAAGCATTAAGAGCAACAACTCGTAAAGCATTCGATTTTACTGCAAAAGTACCAGATACTACTGCAGATCCTTTTGTAATTGCAATGGAAGATGCTGTTCCAACGGGTCTATGTGCCATTATCGTTAAAAGTCCATTTAGTATTTATTTATAATCAAGCTCCTTCAACCTCTTCAGAATCAGGAGTATCATCTACTTCCTCCTCTTCAGGTTCTTGGAACATGGTGTTTGCTACGTCTGGTCTTACCGCATCAACTTTTTCAGCAGATTTTGCAAAAAGCAAATCTTTTATTTTATCGCTGATATTAGAAGGTGACTCATCGGCAGCAATCATATCCATTAATTCAGTTTGAGTAATGTCAGGCATGGTAAAGTATCATATTATAAAGTATTTATACGTATGTTCTAAGATAGTATTAATGAATACCACTCTTCGCTCATACCACTGATGATATTATCAGCCGAGTCTTTATCTTCCGCATATCCTTCTTCGATCAGATGCTTTAACACCTTTTCATAATTCTTATATGCTTCTTGGGTTTCCCGTGGAGTCGGCTTCATTTTTAATATCTAATTTTTTCTATTTATATTTCACCACCCTTCGGCAACTCTGTTCTACCTGCATCTTTTGCACCATTAAGATCTGGTTCCATAATTGGAGCACCCATATCCATTCCTGCTGCACTTTGATCTAATGGCATTCCTGTCTCTGGATCTACTGGTATAGATGGATCAGGAATAGTACCATCCTTAATTTCTTTTTCAATAATCTTATCCTGTTCAATAATCTCCTCATCAGTCTGACGAAGGATCTTACGTCTTATATAATCTTGAGAGAAATACCTTCCAACATATGGTTCTGCTATTTGAACGCTATTTAATCTCTCATTTAATAACTCAGATTCTTTCAATTCTGAGAAGTGATTGTCATATAAGAAGTCATATTGTATATGTTCACTCATCGTTTCCCAGTCTTCTGGAGTGATTACATTCTTTAAAATTAACTGGGTTTTGAGCATATCATTGAACATGTTTGCAAATCTTTTACGCAAACGTGCAACGAATTTAGTGAATTTTAATTCATCTCTTAATATCTCTGAGGATCTTCCCAAGTTGAATCCTCCTTCTCCGTCCATTCTTGATGGGGGTACATTGAGCGACCTATATAATTTCTTTTTGAAGTACTCAATATCCGTGATTTC